CAATAAGGACAATGCTTAAACATACTCATATGCCAGACATGATCCCTACGCCTATGAATACGTTTACAATAAGCCTCCTTACGCGGATCCTTCATACCGACAACGATATCAGTACGCCTGTTAAAAAATATTCTATCATGCTCCTCAGCAGCCTCCTCACTTGTCTGCAAGTAGTATTGCTCCTTAGGCTTCATGCTATCATCTTCCCACATTTACTACAATACCAACGAACAACATACCTATACTTCGTCTTCAAGATTGTACAACCATCCCATCCACATCTTGGACAAGTCATAGGATTACCGTCAACCATCATTCCATCTGTCATGTTTCTCTCAAGACAACTACCCATACTTCATCCTCTCCTTTCTATGAATCTTAATTTTATCCACATAATAAAACCAAGAAATAAAGTACATAAACCCATTATCAAAACAGCTTCAACCATCATTTCTTCAACTCCTCAATTTCTGTTGCATTATTAATGAAGGGCAACTATCTATCTCATCTTTTTCAAGCTCACAATCGCCAGTATAAACATTTTTATATGGACAGGATTTATTATTGCATTTCATATTCCATTCTCCTTTTTCTTACCTTCGGTATTCACAAGACCAATGTCTTGTTTGAACCGAGCAAAAACAGAAGAGACGATAACATCCCTATCATCAGAAAATCTATCATTATTTAACGACCTTAATTCTTTTTTCAGGATATCCTCCAAAACATCAAGACCAGAAGGAAGAACAAGAAGTTTATCGAAAATAAGTTTTTCATATTCATCTCTGTAGCCACTTATTATTGTTTCACCAATCTCTGCAAGGATTTCAAATTTCGTTTTCACCAAATCAGACATTAATCAACTCCTAATAATTTCATTAATTTCATAACCAATCAAACCAGAAAAGAAAATAACAATCGGTAAAAACATTTGTGACATCATACCAGTAATAAAAACCCTATTGTTTGTTACACTTGCACAACTCTCTTGAAATTCAATATCAACAGATACAAATAAAGCAAATAATGTAGCAAAACAGAACATAAGAACAATTGAAGGAAATATCCATTTTTTTGTTTTCACCAAATCAGACATAATAAACCTCTTTTTCAATAGCAAGACATAAAGATAAACTCAATTCATAAGGAATACAACTTCTTAATGCAGATCTATCATCTGTTTTTGGTAATTTCCATTTACCATAAACAGGACTACAATCAAAATCAGGGAAAACGCCCCAAAGATAACGACTACCTACCTTCTTTTTATAATCACCAAGAAACGATTTAAAAAATTTTCTTGCGCCAGAAACATTTTCAATAATCCAATACCTGGGTTTAATCCCCTCAATTATTTCTATTGATTTCTCCAGAAGTTTTGTATCTGGATTACAACCGTATCTCTGTCGACATTGCCAAGATTCGGGCATTTGTGATTTACTGAATTCTGTACACGGGGGAGAAGCAAGTATAACATCAAAATGATTCTGTATCAATAAATAATCTGGTTTTAATTCTAATATGTCTTCACAAATATCTGGTTTAAATTTTAATTCATTATCAATAGTCACCACATCGTGACTTCTATCTTTAAATGCTTTGGAAAATCCACCAAGTCCACTAAACAAATCCAGAACCTTAAGTTTTCCTGTTTTCACCAAATCAGACATGGCTATCAGCAACTCCTCCTTCTTGATAAGTCCGTTCACATTTAAGAACCAACACCATAGGATAAACCAAATCCTTATGAGTTACATCAAACAGCTTCTTAGCGTATTTATCTGCTTTCTCAAAAGTATTGAAAAATTCTTTTATATCTGCAACACCATAATCAAGAACACCGCCAGGCATAGCAAAATGACGAGCAAGAACCATCCATTGTCCATCTATTTTTATCTTATCCATATCAACTCACACTCCGTATATGGATGGGGGATGGCAGGATTTACATAAAAAACCCAATACACACTGTAGGATTGGGGAAGGTGGTGAGGAGAGAATCATACCTGCCACCCAGACAAACAACCGTTTCAAAAAAAGCCTCATGCGGATTGGTGGAATTGAACCACCCCCTCATTACAGGATGTAATGCGTTTCCTCCTTGAAACCTCATCCGCAAAACTAAAAATACTCGGATGACACTTATACCAATCACAAATCTTAGAAGACTTATTAAAATTAAGACGCCCAGTATACTGTGGTTCTATAGAAGGAATCCAACCATCATCAGATAGTCTCTTCCAGCAAAGGTCTTTATGTTTTGGATATTCAGTAGACCACTTAACTGTAGATTCATTCAATAATTGTTTCTGTTCCTTATGGGAACAAAGAAAATAGATATATCTAAACTGTTTACCTCTAAAATGTTCCCACCCAAGTTCTTTAAGTTTATCTCCAGTAGGTCTACCACCAATAACACCCGTTGCCCTCGGATGTATCTTCTCGCCATTGAAAAAATAACTATCAGTCCAGATAAAACCACCATACAGAAAATTACATGATTGATAGACATATCCTGGTTTTCCAAGCATACCATCAGCCCAAGTAAAAATAAGTTTAATCTCAGGATGATATTTCTTCATAGCTTTCAAACACGAAGATATAAACATACTCTCTGAATTTTTAGGGAGAACATCATCAAGACAGAGTTTACCTATTTCAAGATAATCTTTTGTATCTAATGATGGAAACAATTTTTTAATTGTATGTTTAGGTCTTACACCCCATCCAAGAGTCATAACAGCATCTATCTCGTTTCCTTCTCTATGAGCAAGAACATATCTTGTAAGTTTAGGGAGAACTTTTGAATAATGAAACTTGTTAATTAAACGGTATCCTTCTTTAATATCAATAGCTTCAATATTCATCCCATCACCAACCCATCATCATAATCTTTGTGGAGGATGTATGGAGAAAAAAACAAGGGCAAACATATGACAGCAAACGGTCCAAACCCATACTCTTTCTTTTACCTGCCATCCAGACAAAGCCGTTCACAAAAAAAAGACTAAACATCAAGAATTAACCTCCATGTTATCAAAAGTTATCTGCTTAGGTGCTTTAGATAACCGTTCAGCTTCAACCATATTAAGAACAGCTTGTTTATAATATGATTCCTTAAGCTCAATACCAATAGCATGACGACCATTCTGGACAGCAACATAACACTCCGAACCAATCCCCATAAAAGGACTAAACACAATATCTTTAGGATTAGTCCAAAGCATTACAGCCCTACGAATAACCTCTAACTGCAAAGGACAAATATGACGCTCATCCTCATTCTCCCTTGCACTCGTTCTCTGCAATGTATCACTTGGATTAATATCAGACCAAATAGGAGAAGCAAACAACTGCCATTGAGATACTGGAAAACTCTCCCCAGTATGTTCAACCCTATCTAAGTTCTCTCCATTTTTCCTAAATGTAACAAGATAATCAGGTATACCTTGACGACACATACTACTATCTTTCTTAATCTGTTTATGAAGTAAACCGAGAGCTTTTGTTCTTTGCATAGCTATCACAGGATCTTTCCAGATACATACCTCAGAATGATAAATAAAATTATGCTTCTCAAACAAACGGATAATATCCCCCCTGAAATCTTTTAATCCAATTACACCTTCTCGTTGTTTACTCTTTGGCAGATTCATACAATGAACAGAAACCAAACGACCTGATTTAATAACTCGATATAATTCTTTAATTAAGAAATCAAAATGAGAGAAAAACTCGTTATCAGTTTTACAGTTTCCCATATCACGATCTGAATTAGAATACGTATACAAGCTACTAAACGGTGGACTAAAAATACTATAATCTACACTATCATCAAGAATCTTTTTAGTTACTTCTACAGCATCACCAAGATATAAACAATATTTTTCTTTCTTCACTATATCTGTTTTATATATTGATTTTGTTTCATCAGTATTTTTTATATTCTTTGTTGTAAACTCCTGCGTATTCGCTATCATACCTTTCAACATATCATTAAACTCCTTTTCCTTCCTTTTAATATTCCTAAGCACCGCACCCTCTTTCTGAGAAATAACCACATGAACATTAACCTGTTTTTTCTGACCAAACCTCCAACACCTACGAATAGCCTGATAGTACTGTTCAAAGCTATCGGAGAGCCCAACAAACGCAACATTAGAGCAATGCTGCCAGTTCATACCAAAACCCGCTATAGAAGGCTTAGTAACCAAAACACGAATATCACCATGACTAAAATCATTCATCGCTTTTTCCTTATACTCCAAATCATGTGAGCCACGAATCTCAACAGAACCAACAATCATCCTCCTCAGTTTCTCACTTTCATTATTCAGATCACACCAAACAATCCAAGTATCACTCGAAGCATTAACAATATCAGCGATATACTTAACCCGAGCATCAATAGTATTTCTTCGTATATCCCTACGCTCAGTAAGCGTCTTTCCCTCCTTAACTATGAAATTAGATTTATCGACAACATCCTGAACGATGTTAAGTACAGGTAATTTAAACTTATCACCATCATATCCTAAATCTTTAGGATCTGAAAGCATAACAGCCCAAGAGGAAACCCACTCCCAAAAATCTCTCTTAGCATGACCTTTAATTCTCCATTTAGATGTATCTCCACCATCATGGACAAAAAACATAGATAACATCTCATTAAAAGACATCACGCCCATAAACTCCGCATGATTACCCAACTCCATATAATCATTAGGAGACGGGGTAGCAGTACACGCAAGTTTAAAATCAGTACGAACAAAACTATCTATAATCTGATTCCGTATCTTACCAGAGAACGATTTAAGAATACTCGATTCATCCAGAACAATACCTTTAAAATGATTACAATCAAACTTATGCAATCGCTCATAATTTGTAATATTTATCCCAGGTTTCACATCATCCTGAGATTTACACAAAGTAACAGATACATCTATCTTTTTTCCTTCATTAACCGTCTGTTGAGATACTGCTAAAGGTGCAAGAATAAGAATATCACCATTTGTTTTCTCACAGATATGCTTAGCCCATTCAAGTTGAATTAATGTTTTTCCTAATCCTGTACCTGCAAAGATACATGCTTTACCTTTCTTCAAAGACCAAACAACTATATCACGTTGAAAATCAAATAATAAAGTATTAATCTCAGATGCATCTATGTTGATCCCAGTAGCATTTAACTTTAACTTTTTAGTTTCTAAAAATTGTTCATATTCCATTAGAATTACACTCCATATCTTCTGTGGAGGATGTATGGAGAAAAAAACAAGAACACCAAAAAGGAGGGGGAGGAATGGGATGCAATACCTCTAAACAAAAAATTCTCCTTGCCTTTTTCTCCACACACCATAGTATATCACCTAAGACGTATATGTAACTTTTTATTCGGCTTAGCATTCTTTGCCCAATCTTCCATAATGATTTCAGTTTCAAATTCTATCTTCATCTTATCCCTACTCCTCACGGTTTACTTAGGAATTTCCCTGCTTCCTCAGCCCAAATCTCTACATACCGATGATGTAGCATCATACAGATGTTCGCCACATCAACGAGTTCCTCTGCCTTCGCCAATGGTTTTGGTTCGTCTTTAAACTCTTGAATCTCCTCATCGAGTTTATCCAAAAGAAACTGAAGGTCACACGATGCCCAACTATTTCCTTTTTTTTCTTCATTCTCATCAAGTTTATTATTCATATACATAACAAACTCGTTAAGTGCGTTTTGTGTAGACATATATTTTACATCGGTCATTTCTATCCCTATTCCGAATGTTTTTCTATCGGTTTTTCTTCTAATTTCTTGATTGATTCCGCAAGATTCTCACAGACCATTTGAGCAATATTCTGCATTCGTTTCAACTCACGTAGATTCTCAAGATATGTCCCATCAAGAACAATCTTAACTGCTTGAGCAATCTTTACTGAATCAGCATTATTCCAATGCCATGAGCCAATACCTATCCCAGATATTGTCTCAAAATCCTTTATTTTTTTATACTGAATATCAAGTTCTTTTTTCCAGTAATCAGCATCATTTTTAGTATGTTCAGTTCCAACCTTTTTTCCTTCATCAAATCCTCGTTTGTATTCAAGTTGTAATTTAGAAACATCTGTGAGTTGATTTTGAGTCTGACGTAATACTGCACAAAGAAAAACAAGGTCAACTGGTTTAATATTCTGATTCAGTTTCGCTTCCTTAACAATCTTCAATGTTTCTTTGGTGTGTGGGACCATCAATCCCCAAGTATCTGGAAGTTCTCCAAGTTGTAAAATGTCTTCATTGCCAACGACAAGATACCAGTAATGGCAATATTGAGCAATCGGTTCTGCTTTATCGGGGTGTTTCATCTCTTTTATCCAATCTTGTCGTGATACTTTTATTTCAAAACCAGTGATGTTAAGTCCTCTGCTTTCCCATAGTTGAACAGCGATTGCATCGGCATGGCGATTCGCTTTTAATCCAGTTCCATTGGCTACTTGCTCAAGGAAAGCGTAACTGAATGCCCCATCATCATATTTCTTCCGTAGAGCATTTACTACTTGGCTGGTTTCTTCCATTACTACCATTTGAAACTATCCCTTCTGTTCTGTGAATGGTTAAACTCTTCAACAATCTCAGGATAATGCACACCAACATACTCAGCAAAATCCCAAACGGCAGATTTAATGAATAATAGTTCTGCTCTGTGGTCTATCACTTCTACCATTTTTTTATCCCTTCTTCTCATGGATTTTGTTGATTTCTTTAATACAAATATCTCTCAATTCTATTAATGAAAGCAAACTAAAACCTTTCATCATCACACGATCAATAGATGCTTTTTCTTTCTTAGAAAATCGCTTCATACTTCTCTTATTCCTCCATATTTTTAAGTTTCTTCAAATACAAAACAATATCTATAAGATAAATACTTTGTTTATCCTGATAACTTTCAATAATCCATATCAAGATTCCAACACTTAAAAACAAAGCAAGATGAACAGATAAAAAGAAATAGATCACAGTACAAAAAAATAACTGAAGCAACGCCATAACTCCATCAATAATAGCCCATCTTACCTTATTTTTTCTAAACTTTTCAATTTCATCGATTGATAACGCAAATAAATCTTGAGATAATTTCATCTTATTCCTCCAGGAACAAAACAGACTGACAAATATGACTACCATCAAATACTGGAAACCACTCATTGATCGCAGTCATCTCAACCTCATTACTCTCCCTAAACTCCTGAACCTTCTCAGATGGCCGTATCTCAGGATGAGACTCACAAAGCTTCCTAAAAGTCCGAGACACACTCTCAGTAGAGGGCATATCTTCTATGTGCTTAAACGGGATATAATAACCACCCTTACCACTCAGATACGCAATCTTCTGATCCAACAAATACTCCATATACAACATCCAGTAACAATCCCGAGTATGAGGCTTACTCTGCGCAATCCGTAGTATACTATCCTTCATATCCTCGATATCATCCTTCATGATTTCACCACATCAGGAACAACAGCAAAAACCCTACGACCTGCCCTTTTAGTTATCTTCAACCTACCATGACTCGCCAGATACTCCATCGCCTCAACATAAGTCCTCCTGCACATACTATCCAAGCAATCCTCAACACCATATGGATGAACAGCACAAGCTTGATACGTCATCTCAAACAACAGATCCAGACATTCGTTGAAATCATCCTGCAACTTATCTAATGCATCCTTCATAATATTCCTCCAACGCTTCCTCCAAAAGATAATCCTCACATTCAAAGCTTAAATCGTTCATGGTATCTCTTCTCACAACGCACAACATAACCCTTACCTTCCAAAAAACCAACAATACACTTCTTCATCACCATAGCTTCTTCAATATCCTCAAAAGAAGTCTTAAACCCGAACCGTCTCCCAGAATCCATGCTGAGGACACCACCAA